GCATATTGATCTAAACCCATATTTTCCTCTCTTTGTTAGTTTAGTTAAACCTCTTATCAAATCCCATGTCATAGGTCAAGCGATTATATTTTAGAATCATTCTAAACTATCTAACAACCATATTGGATACCGAACTTCGGGTGACCCCGACCTTCACGCCAGGTGCATGTCAACTAAATTCTAACCTAAACGAGCGAGGATCTAGAAAGCCGAGGCGAGGATCATGATGAACAGACCAGTTAGCACGAACATTACATTCGGGTACAAAAATAATAAAATAAGATAAAGCACTAGAGCTTCCACGCTGCGTGTCCCTTCCAGCTCACCAGCAGCAGCTCCTGCTGCTGGTTGCATTGCAAACGAGACGGCATTAGTTTTCCTCCTTAACGACACTGTCCTTCCAAGAGTAACCATTAGCTATGCATCGTGCTCCGGGGCCACCGGTAAGAGCGTATACTTTTCCAGGTTCAGGTTTATCTTTCTTCACGGCATCTGCAGCGGACCAGCCATCCGGTGGCGCATTCTCTTTGTTGATTTTCTTGATTAGTTTCTCGAGCTTCATGTTGTTCTCCCTTTGTTAGTTTTTGTGGGCAGCCCAGTCTACGCATTAAGCGGCCAAGGCTGCCCCAACCACTCAAGCAATATTTGGTTTGATGCCGATCGGGCTCCCAGAGTGGCCAATGCTTACATAAGACCTGATGGGATAAATGTCAAGACCTTTCTTTCATATTTCTCCAGCAGCTCCTGAACAGAAGGGGCGTATCTGTCTTACCTTAATAAAATCAATACTTTTTCTATCCGAGAAACGGGAACTCCATGCAGGTTGTCCGTGTTTCCCTGACGGAGCTCCCTTATTAAATGTATTTCATCAAACTTATTTAGTCAAACGAGAACGAGATTTTTCACCGACCATGCCGTTACCAGCCCCCGTTAACTAACAAAGAGGGAAAGAAAAACGAGGGCAGGTAACGGCACGAGATCCTGAAGCTCGGCACAGTGCTGCTGGAGACCAGCTGCAGGTGACATGCACCTTGAAACGAGAACGAGAGTTCAGGACGAGGTTTCTAAACGAGAACGAGATCACGCTGCCTTCTCCCGGAGCTCACCCAGCATGGTACGCTGGACCAGTGTCCAGTCAAACGGGAACGAGAACGAGGCAAACGGCACCAGTGTGCGAGGATCAGTGAACACGGACACCGGTCTGTACAGTTTAAGAGACCTCTGCAAAGGGGTCTCTTTGAAGATAATTACCTTACCACCGGCTTTAACATATTTATTAATCCACACAATTTGCCATTTGTTTAATTTAGGAAAATTAGCATCATCAGATTTAAGTTCTATCCAAAAAATATTACCCATTCCTACAGCATGTATATCAGGAATACCATTAATTGTACTAGATTCTATGCGAGTAAAATGCATGTTAGTTAAGTTATTTTTTAGCTTATGCCATAGTCTTGATTCTCTTGCTTTTACTGTCATTAATTAACTTAATTTTTTAATTTGTTTAATAACTGAGTTAGGAATAATAGTAGTATTTCCAATACTCTCTATGTCAACTTTATTCTCAGCGTATGAATAATCTCCAAACAATCTAGTCACGCCTTTTGATTGACTAACTAAATGTCCTTTTGTAATGCAGGTAGCTAAACTTGATTTCTTTAAATCTTCAAATGAAGTCCAGGAGCTGTTCGAAACAATATCATACCATTCAACTGCTACCATAGGATATTTATCTATTTGATTTTTTACTTTTTTTGGTATTGCTATTTTCTTTCTCATATATTTTAACCTCTACATTGCCAACAGAAGTAAACATAAAAGGATTATGCACTTTGTTAAACTCTTTAATCCAAACAGACCAACTAGCTCTTTGTAAGTATCTTTTTGTCCTTAACTTCAGCTTCAATGGTTTTCGCATTGTAACCATCGATCTTCTCTGAAAGTTCTTTGAGTTTGTTCTCAAGCTCTTCACGACTCATACCCTCCAATCCTGTAACTCTCACTTCTTTTCTGTCAATGAAAGCTCCTGCTAATTGACCAGATCTATACTCTGCATTTATAGCAGCAGCAAATTGATCTTTCTTCTCAGCTTTGTCTGCAAGTCTTTCAAATCTTTTATATCTTCGGAGGTTGTCACTCTCGTATTTTTTAATTTCTTGTTCAAATCTTTTATCATAATATTTTGCTATGTGAGGATTGATTCTTCTATTTAACAATTGTGATGCAGTAGACCTAGCACTATTTATATCTTTACAATCATATCCTGCTTTTTGTAAAGCTTCAGCTTGTGTAATTTGACCATGCTCTAACACCATGATCTCCACAAACATTCTCTGTTTGGGAGTAAGATCTTTTTCAGTTCTTAACTCTTTTTTAAGTAAACCACCCATTATCTTCTTAATAAATTTATGTCTCTGATTATCATTCTTTTTTTACTTTTAATCAGATTACTTCTTCCAAGTTCTACTTTTAAATTATCTCTTATTGCAGACTTAACATCTGCTTTTGCTTGAGCTCTCGTACCACCACTCTCCTTAACAATCTGATGAGTCTTTCTACCACCAGATTTAAAAAATTTCTTAGCAGCACCTTTTATTCCAGTAGTTAATAAACCACCTAACAATTTTTTTGGAATTAATTTACCAAGAGCTTTAGCTTGACCTGCATGAGCTGTAGATGCTTTTTCTAATTTTCTTTTAACCATTTTTATAGTTTGTAAGCCACCTTTTTTCTTCTTACTTAAAAACATTTTTCTATATAATCTTTTTGCAGACTCGCCCATTTCTTTCTTCATAAGTTTTCTTTGCTGGTGAGTCAACGGTTGAATTTGTAAAGTTCTTTTAGCAGCTCTATCCGATGCGAAGGCCTTACCATAAGTTATTGGTTTTCTAAATTTTTTCTTTTGTCTACGACCTTTTTCTATAGATACAATCAATCTTCTTTTGAGTCCTGGTTGAGCTTTAAACTCAGCTTGACCAGTAAATTTAGTTGCTCTTATCTTTCTTTTAAAGTCAGCTTTTTTTAACGCATACGGAACAACAGGTACATTAGGATTTTTTTTATTTCTCTTTACCTCAGAACGATGTT